GTACCCCAGCCCGCCTTCGTCAATCACCGTCAGCACCGGCTTGAACTCCTCGATGGCGTCGATCACCCGACCGACGATGGTCATAGTGTCCTCGCCTTTGAAGCGTTTGATACTGATGATGTCCCGGCCCTGGCGCACCAGTATCACTGTGGAGTCCATCCCCCCTCGAGCGGGGTCGATGCCCATGACGATGGGTGCGGTCATGTCCTTGTACTTGACCCGCTTCATGGCAGCGTCGACCACGCCAGGCATGATGAACTGGTCGTCCCCGCTCTTGGGAAACTCACCGTAGACCTCGACGCGAGCTTCGTCGCTGTCCTCACCGTACTCGGCAATGATCTGGTTGTAAATCGACTTGTCGGTGCCCTCGACGTTGCGAGCGTCGATCTTGCGCGAATTCCAAAAGTCCCGTTTGCTGCCGTCGACCGCTTCGTAGAAGTACCCGGTGTTGCGCCGACCGTTGCTGAACGCAAACCAGAACCGATCCAAGATGTTCTCGGTGAAGAACCCCGCCGCCACGGACCAGATACTGTCTGGGATACCCGAGGCTTCATCGAAGATCACCATCATGCCGTCCATGTTGTGGACACCGGCATAGGCGTCTGGGTTCTCCTCGCTCCAGAGCTTCCCCTCGGCTCCCCAGTACCGGGTGCCCTTCTGTAGGTCACGCTCGACCAGGTCCGTCAGCCATGTGGCCGGCACCATCTTTGTGGCCGATGGCTCCCACCAGTGCGAGTTGATCGACATGGTGGCCCACTTGGTCAGTTCACCCCATGTGACCGTTCTCAACTGGGTCTCGCTGTTCGCGCTGACCACCACGCTCGACCCGATGCGAGTTGACAGCATCCACATCACCAACCACGACACCAGCGCGCTCTTACCCACGCCCCGTCCTGACGAGATCGCCCCGCGCATTGCCTCGATCAGTTCCGACGCATCGAGCCGGCCCTGGTTCAGCTTCAGGAAGTCCCGTATCTCGCGCAGCACCTCGCGCTGCCACTTGCGTGGCCCTTTAAACTTCTCCAGCGGGGTGTTCACCTGGCCCCACGGGAACGCGAACATGACGAAGTTCTCAGGGTCGTTCGCAATCTGCGGCGACCACAACTGGGTCATTAGTTGCTGCTCTTCTTCCGACGAGTACTTGGGCTTCTGCATTAACCGTTGTCCATCTCGAGCACATCAATTACCTCGTTCTCGATCACCCTGGTCTTCGCCGCAGCTAGTGCGGATGTGATCGAGATCGTCCCGCCAAAGTCGATCTGCTTGGACTCACCATAGGCCTTGCGATTGTCCGACGCCATCAGCCACTTGTAGGTGTTGACGATCAGCGTGGACCGCTGGACATCCTCGGTCGTGTTCTCTGCGATGGCGTGCTCGATGATCTTCCCGGCCCACGCCTCAGTCCTGATCTCCTTGGCCTCTTTGTACAAGACCTGGCGCTGGGGGTCCTTCTTGATCCAGCGAAGGAACGCCCCTGAGTCGATCTCCCTGAAGTCGTCACCGATCGCAGCCTGGAGGGTTGAGCCGCCGTACATCTTTTCCAAGATTCGGGGAAACACCGATTCGTACTGCATCAGTACGAGTTCGCGCATCGGCTTGCTACGAGCCGGGGGCGTGGGGTCAGGCGCAGAGAGCCAAGTGGGTAGTTCGAGGTTGCACTCAGGTGTGACAACTGCGCCTACGGATTGAGATCGATCTGTGTCCATAGTGCTGTGCATCTTACAGGGATGTTGGCATTTTGGCAAGGATTGGGGAATTCATGGAAAACATGTTTCTGTGTGCCGTTGAAAAAAATAAAAATGTTCGTGATCCCTTCGCCAGCGTGACCGGCCGGCGGCGGGCCCTCCCTCCCCCCTGGCTCGGCGCAGGATTGCTTGCACATGCAACCATTGCCTAGGCAAGTATGCTGCACTGCAACATGGTCAATTCCATAGGCGCCTATGAAACTGGGTTATCCGGATTTTGTGATCCCCTGGGTGCATGTGATCCTGGGTGCATGTGATCCCCTGAGTGATGTGATCCCCTGGGTGCATGTGATCCTGTCACACTGTCACACCCAGTGAACTAGGGTGAACAGTGCAGGGGTGTGACAGATTGACAGGATCTCGAGGATCCGGGTTTTGCTTGAGTGTTTTGAAGCGTGCGAGTGTGCAGGGTGTGACAAGTGTGACTTATGTGACTCCGCGCGATAGGTATCTTGAAACGTCTTTTTTGAAACACCACAAGGATTCCAATTTTCTCGTTTTCACACATGTACCCTCGAGTCACACGAGTCACACCTGTCACACCCTGCACCAAGTACCCGAGTGAACCATAGGGTCTTGACAATTGCACCCAGAGGGTTCACAATGCAACCACTCGAGCACAACCCCGAGCAACCCGTAACCCGTAAGGACTCACCCCATGATCACACTTGCAGTCACAGTCAACGGCATCACTCGCATTTACCCGGTGACCACCACCATGACACGCGTGAACCGTGGATCGTGGGACGATTGGAGCGAAGACCTAGGTCCTTGGCTGTCAGAGGACGACAGTGCAGCGTGTCAGCTGTTTGCAGGTGTGGACGCAGAACATGTGAACTACATTTTTCACGACGGTTCAATGACTGCATGTCAAGTCCTCAACACCGACAGCCTGAGCTACAGCGATGGCAACCATTGGGAACTTCGCATCGGTGGTGTGCACGATCATGACGCCATCGTCAAGTTTTTTGATGAAGCATTCGACGAGTTCTTCGGATCATGAACAAAATCAACACCCGTGAGGCTGACCATGCAGCCATTGCAGTTCAACTTGGATTGCCAGACCTGGCCGCACGCATTCTGTCGACCTGCATCCGTTCAAGTCTGCGCAAGTCAGACCGACTCGAACTGTTTACCCTGGCTGTGCGCCTAGGTGTGAGTCAACATCCCGAGTTCATCGTCTGCTGATCGATTGATCGCACATGGCAGACCTTGCCATGTGCACCCTGTAACCCGTAACCCGTAAAAGATCCCATCATGAACGATGAACCCAGCACCCTCACGATTCTGTTGCTCGCAGCCTGCACCCTCGTTGGGTGTTGGGCTGTCCTGGCTGTCCTGTTCACCCTGTAACCCGTAAAGGATCACACCATGCTTGCCATCACTACTGTTTACGTTTCCGCCACGAACACCCGTAACGCTCGCATTGTTGCCAGTACCTGCAATGGGCACAAAGTGAGTCAACCTGTCGATTACGCACTCGGTGACATCGAACGACACTTTGCTGTTGCTCAGGCACTGGTGCGCACTCAATTGAACCATGCCCCTAGTTGTGAAACCATGGTTTACGGTGGGACAGTGAAGGGCTATGTTTTTTGCTTTCCCGCATCGACAATCACCCTGTAACCCGTAACCCGTAAAGGATTCACCATGAAATTCCACTTCGTCGCAAAATCCGCCAACATCAAGACGGGACCCATCCCTGTCACCTACAGCGAGCGAAGCACCTGCCCGCAGTCTTGCCCGCATTACCGTAGCGATTGCTACGCCGAGGACTATCACACCCGATTGAACTGGGACAAGGTGGGCACGCGTGGTGGGACTATCGATGCCCTAGCTTCATCCATCGCAGCCCTGCCACCTGGCACGCTCTGGAGACACAATGTAGCGGGTGACTTACCTGGTGAGGGTGAACAGGTCGACCCTGTCCAGCTGGGTGCCATTGTGTGGGCAAACCGTGGACGCTCTGGGTTCACTTACACACACAAGAAATCGAGCGATGCACTGGCATGGGCACAGCACGCCACCGACTGGGGGTTCACTGTGAACCTGTCGGCTGATGATGCGGGAGAGGCCGATACCCTGGCAGCCACTGGACAGCCGACAGTGTGCATCGTGCCCATGGATACACCATCGAAGACCAGCACGCCAGCGGGTAGAACCATTGTCGTCTGCCCTGCACAGACTCGTGAAGATGTCACCTGCCAGACCTGTGGACTGTGTGCTCGAGCCGATCGGACCGTGATCATTGGGTTTCGTGCTCATGGCACCAGAGCGAAGCTTGCTGACACTCGCGCTCGTCGTGTGATCCCGATTGCTCGCTCTGCTGCTGTCGTCTGAACCTGCACCCTATCACCTGGCATCGTGCCAGGTGTTCACCCTCGAAGGATGATCCCCATGAAACACCAATACGCTACGCTCACCAATCGCTGGACAGGTCGGACCACTCGCGTGCGACTCGAACCGAACAATTGGGTGTCGGTGAAAAACTATCGTGCTGCGCAGGTTCGGATCACGGCATCCTGCGGATGGAACCCGATACGCTCTAACGTGGAATTCATCATTTACGATAAATATGGCGCTCGTGATATTGTTTCGCAAACCCTCGAAGGATGATCCCCATGAATGCTAACCTGTTGACCCTAGACCCTGTTGAAGCTGAACGACTGGCATATGCCGATGGACTGCCCGTGGCTGCACTGCTAACCCAGATTGTCGAACGGGACGAGAAGCTTGAACTCGCGTGGACCCTGTGCAGGGTTTACGAGACCTATGGCACCGACTGCGACGAGTTCACCGATGCGTTGAATGCTCTCAAGGGGGCATTCGACAATGAATAGTGAACCCTCGTTCATGGAGACCCTAGGTGGTCTGAGTGCCAGGCACAGTCTGGACAAGACCCAGACTGCAGCGCTGCTGGGTGTGCCAGTGTTCACCCTCAGGCACTGGCAGGCA